ATACATCGATCGCTATTTGATTTCAATCATCAAATAGTTAGCTCCTCACTTAACAATGAGGATAAGATTCCAAAGATCAAAGTCTGTTGGAATTCATCTAATCTCTTCGAAGATAAACTTCCAAGAGACCTGACCGATCGTGACGATCGGCGTTACTTCAAAGATCTTAAAACGGTCTCTGAAGCTCAAAGGGTCCTGTTCAAAGGGACCTACTGGTTCGAGCGGTTAATCCGCAAGAATAAAGATGGAGTCTCGGGACTCCATGGTGTCGCGTTACTGCGACTTCTCTCGGGTATGAATTCATACTCGGGCAAAGAGCGTGTAGATCAACTATGCGCTATGAAACTGAACCATGGTTCAGTAAATAAGCTCACAACTATCATAGCTACTGTCGACGGAGTTGTCATGCAACTCCTTCTATCCTTCCCCGATAAGGAGGAAGTCCAAAACTGGTCGAAAATCGACCAGATTGTGCACTGCTTAATCACAGTGCTTCTCCCAGATTATTTTGGGGAAAACGATCGGAAAGATCGTGTCACGGGCTATCAAAAGCTCAAGAAATTGCGTAATGCAATTAAAGAACGGGGTTTCAACCCCGTAGCCAGCTTAGTTGGCATAGAAGTTCCTAGAGAACTTTCCTTCTACGAGAGGATCCTCTCGTACATAGCGGACGGTCAACGTCCGATAGATCTGTACAGGGTGTCAATCCTAGCACAGAATAGGGCTATGGGGGTACCCCCCCGTAGCATGTATCTCAGTACACTAGCTGAGATAAAGGCTCTTTTAGTAGAGCCTCGAGACCCCTCGGTTTACGAGGGGATTGCTGATTTCATTCAGCCTTCTGTGGAGTCAATCCACATGAAAGTCCTAGATCGTCTAGGATCAATGTCCAATATCGAGAGATTTTGGACTGATTGCCTTGAAAAGGCAAAAATATCACTTAGTGATAGCGGGGAATTCTTCACGAATTCCGAATCTGGTGGGAAGCTCGAAGCTGCCCGCCTCATTCTGTCGACAACCGACAGAATTCCAAAGCTAGACCTGGAGACAGGTCAGCAGATAGGATGGCTTGAGCCATCCAAAGATCCAGTGGGGGAGTGTTTATTCCACTGGGCTTGTTTCATGTTTTCCGATCGGAAAAGATGCTATGAACGGAACCTCATGTCCGTTCGAATATCCCTAGTTTCAGAACTAGGGAAGTACCGAGCCATAACTGTCTCGCATCTAGCACATGCCGTGCTATTACATGTTTTATCACATGTTTTGTTGGAGTACCTTAAATCGGTACCCTCAAGTGAAAGCGGTGTAGGAGCCGCTAATCATGCTTGGAATTTCTTCAAGCGTCTCTCGCATAAGAATCCTAATGCGGGCTTCATCTTTGGTGACAAAGATGTATATGTCTTCTCCACTGACTGGGAGCAGGCAACGAACTACTGCGATCATGCAGTAGCATCAGCCATGTTAAACTGGCTATGTGTCACTTTGGGAATCCCAAAGTGGTATCGGCAAACTTGTAACTTTGCCCTTTGTGCTCCACGTCAAGTGGAGTACATAGATGAGGAATCAAAATTCCTCGAAGCGTTCTACACGACTCGTGGAGAACTAATGGGGGACCCTGTTGTCAAGGTCCTCTTACACTACCATCACCTGGTAGCAAGAGAATCTGCTTTAATGCAGATGGAGAATTGCCGAAGGCACTTCTTGAAAGGCGGTGTCAAAACCGCCGGAATATTCCAACCTAAGGAATAAAAGGGCCAAAAGCCCAGCACGCGCCCCCGCACCACCGGAAAACCGGTGGCCCGGGCGAACAACGCCC